TTATTTCAAAATACTCCGCCCCGTTAGAATTTTGCATTGCAAAATTTGAAACAATATTGCAAGCAGAGGTCATACCACGATTGACCCAAAAACCACAAAATTTTCTTTCCCCGTTTGAAAGATTTAATTTTCTAAGATCCAAGCCCTTTTCAAATTTTGGAAGTTTTAAAATATCATTTATATTTGCATTTATAAGAAATTCCCAAGTATCAACAATATCTTTGTTTAAATCTGTTAAATAAACTTCATTTTGATAATGCAAAACGCTATAATTTGCTGCACCGCAAAAGGGTTCCACAATTTTACCAAATTTAGGTTTTGAGTAATATTTTGCAATTTTTGCTTTCGATCCATAATAAGAAAAGAAACATTTAAACATTTTCTAACCTCAAAATGGAATATCATATTCCCAATGTTCACAACCAACAATTTTAACATCGTCTGGCGGAACTGCATTAAAATTTTCGCAAGTTTCTTTTTTATAAAATAAACAATTTTGGCAACATTGCCAAGCTGAAATTTTAATTAATCGTTTTTGATTTTTAATAATATCTCTATTAGTGCATTTATTTAAATATGGGAAATTAATACTCATAGCCTAATACCTTTGGATATTTGCAATTAGTTTGCACTTTAATTCTAGCTGGTTTTGCTAAGTGTGAAATTAAATTCAAAGCTTCTTCGGTATTGGCGGGGCATTCTTGCTGGCTTCTTTCTTTCCACCATTCTCTGGCTCGTTTGCCTGCATAGCCGCCATGTTCTAAACATACAAATTCTTCATATTTTCGCAAGCCGCAATAATAAGAAACTCTAATCATATTTGGAGAACCAATTTTGTTATACTTGTGATAAATTACACGGTCAATATTAAACGTTTCAATCAATGGCAAATCAGTTTTGATTAATTCGTCTGTGCCAGCGTGAACGAAAAGCTTATTCTTAAACTCGAAAACTTGCCCACAGGCACAACAGAAACGGGCGCTAGCGTGATTGTAGACGCCGCAAGCCCCGCAGATCCTAATGGGTGCTTCCCCTGCTTTCTGGCCCTTCTTTCGAGGCTTCACGGGATCATTGATCGGCCCTAGACGCTTTGTGTTACCGGCAAAATCTAATACTAAACAATTTTGCTTTGTATAGTTAAAACCCGGAATGTATTGTTTTTCAATCATCCAATCGTATGGCCTAGTTCCACGGCCTAAAATTTGAACCCATAAACCGGGTGACATTGTAGGCCGCAACATTCCAATAATATCAATTGGAGGATGGTCAAAGCCGGTTGTTAACACGCCATTGCTAACGATGTATTTGTAAAACCCGGCTTTGAAATCTCGTATTCGCTCGTCACGTTGAATTGTTGGCATTTTGGAATGAACACAAGTAGCGGTTTCACCAAAAGATTGAATGCACGATGTAACATGCTCGCAATGCTCAATGCCTGCTGTAAACACCAAACCGCAATTTCTATCGTATCCATATTCCACCATTTCCTTAATAACTGCATACGTTATAGCATCAACATCAATAGCTTCTTGTAATTCATGTTGCGCAAAATCTCCATTTGAAAGTTTAACTTGGCTTGTATCGTATTCAATACTTGTTCTTTTTGGAATTAACGGGGAAATAAAACCATCATTCATAAGTTGATTAAATTTGTTTAAAGATGTGTAATCACAGACGATATCAGTAAATAAACCTCCGTCAGTAATCATGCCTTGACCAACACGAAAAGGTGTAGCAGAAAGGCCAATTACTTTTATATTTGGATTAACAATTTTTAACTCGTTAATTACTTTTTGATACATGCTAGATTCTTTAGTCGAAATGGTATGGCATTCATCAACAATAACAATATCAAAATGTCCAAATATGTTTACACTTGCGTTTACACTTGCAATTCCAGCGAAAATAATTGGAAGTGTTGAATTTTTTTCGTTCAAACCTGCTGAGAAAATACCTAGCGGAGCGTTAGGCCATAAATAGCGCAACTTTTCAGCGTTTTGAGCAATTAATTCCTTTACATGAGTTAACATAATAAAACGTTGATTGGGCCAGTATTCTAAAGATTGCCTAACTAGTTCCGCAATGATAACGCCCTTGCCAGTTCCTGTAGGCAAAGCTATTACAGGATTTCCTTTTCCGCCATTAGCGAAATATTCAAAAATAGATATTACACTTTCTTTTTGGTAATATCTAAGTTGCATTTAAATAATTCCTTCCCACAAATCACAGCCTTTAGGAATGAACTCTTTAGGCAAAACTGAATTATATTTATTGCACTTCCATTCTGCATTTTCTACAGGTTCGGAAAATTTGCATGACCTGCAATTCTTTTCGGCTGCTTTGCCTTTGTGACAAACGTCTATGTAATCACAATATTTACATTCAAAATAAGCCGGTGTTTCCGCAATTCTTTGCGGCCTTGCTTTTGCATAGATAATTTCTTTTGCTTTTATCTCCATTTGTTTGCCTAAATTTTCATCTAAAATAGCTACTTCAACATATAGTTTATCGTTGTTTTTATTTTTATTTATATACACAACATGCTTTAAATTCCATTTTTCGCCATATGAGCAAACTTGAGCCCAATGCTTTTCTTTTTCAGTTTTAAAACCATTTTCAAATAGATTATTAAAATCACTTCCGTCTTTATTGGTTTTACACTCTAAAAGACATTCTCCCAAATCAGAAATAAATACAATTCCGTCCATTGAACCGCCATAATGACCGTTAACACCACTAATTCTAAATTGCTTATTTGTCTTTGGGTCAATATTGTATACTGTAAAACCAGAGCCACGCAGCCATTCAATAATTCTTTCTTCTTCTTTATGCCCAGTATTAAAAAGCCTTTCTTTTTGTCCAGAATGTTTAAAGTGATAAACCCAGCGAAAAGTAAACCAAAGTTTGGCTTTGCACTTATCACCAATAATCGAAGCGCCTAAATGTGTTCTATGCCCGTCGTCATATGTTTTTTGACAATAATCATCAATGGCTTTTAAAATTGAATCTGAAATTTGATGAAGTTCTCTAGACATAGGCACCTTTGCTAAAAGCGGCTTTGCAATTTATTAGACTGCAAAGCCGCTTGACTTGAAACTTTTTAATTTATTCAGGGAAGCCAAGGCGCTTTAGCGGTAGGTGCCACAGTAGGCGCTCCAGGCTGGGCAAAGCCGCTAGGCTGCTGTGGCGCAGAAGTAGGCCAAGGCGCAGGTGCAGTGGTGGGTGCTGGGGCCTGTGTAGGCTGCGCAGGGGGGGCACTCCCCGGCTTTGCGGGCTTGTTTCCATTGATGTCCAAAACACCCTTAATTTCGGTGTAATCAGGATCAGTGGGAGAAGTCTTCTTCTGCAAAGCAACAATGGCGCGGAACGGAATATTGTGAAGCTGTGACGATTCGGCGATCATCATTTGTCCCGTGACATGGCAAATAGCAGAAAGCTGCCTGCTGGCAATATCGACAGCCTGTGCAGACTCATTGAAAAGATTGAGCCGATAAGCGCCTGTTTCGCCCTTGTGCTGTCCGTCAATGATCTGCAAAGTCAGTTCAAGAAAACCGTTCTTTTCTGGATTGCTTTTTGCGGCCTTCATTTCAGAAGCAATAATAATTACAAGATGCCCGTTAGGATCAGAAACGGGTAGAAAACTCATCGGCTGCGAGGGATCAACAGCATGAGCATTAAAATTAAGCTGGGCCATATTGGCACCTTTCAAAAGTTCCGGCTTTTGTGGGCAAGCTGGAAAAGGCCCGGTTGCTTAGAAAATGGTTGCTAGCGCCGAATAATTAGTGAAGGTAAGACAGGAGAGACTTATGCCACCTAATTATTCCTTCCCAACCTAGATCGAGAATAAAGGATTGACGCTAGCTTTGGTGCGTCTTTCGAGATTTGAACTCGAAACCCCCGCCTTAAAAGGGCGATGCTCTGACCAATTGAGCTAAAGACGCTTTCAAAAGTGGTGCGAGGAACCGGGATCGAACCGGCACGATCCTAAGATCAACAGATTTTAAGTCTGTGGCGTCTACCAATTCCGCCATCCTCGCGTTGTTTATTCTGAAACCTTTCTTAAATTCCAAAATTCAATCGCCGTATCAGCTTTAGAACCGACCGGTCCTTGACATAGACAGCGTTGACATTCAACAAAAAATCTTCTTCGGAAAGCACTAAATTTGACACATTTTTCAAATACAACGTGTTCCCCACAAAAAGCGCAAGGTTTGATTTTCATTTAAGCCGCCTTCATGATTTTGTTGAAAATATGGGTTAGGTTGGTTTGCTCGTATTCATCAAGTGCCCCGCTTCTATCACGGGCCATGGAATCAAAAGCTTCTCTAGTTCTGAATGCAGGATGAATACCAGATCCTGGAATAGGAAATTTGCCAGCATAAAGGATTTCGTCAAACATATGAGGAATTTTTACATTTAAGTCGATACCTGGAAAGTAAGGCCGTTTTCTGGAAATACCCATTTCATCAATCGTAACCATTTTTGCAATTAAGTAAACATGCTTGTTTGGCATGAAATATAAAGCTGTCATGTAATCCATCATACGCTTTGACATTTTGCCGTATGCCATGCGTCCGTCTTTATTGGATGCCAATTCTTCAATTAAAATAATTTCAGCCAACTGTGAAACACTGTCAATAGCGAGTGTATCAAATTTTGAAGTTTCTTTGGAATTGAAAACCCATTGAAAAAATTCATCAATTCGCTTTGGTGTATAGGCTTCCCAAGCTGGAAGTGTGTCTTTTTTCATTGAAAGGATGCCGGGTTCAACCACCATCATAACAGGATTAGGCGCAGTATTGATAATTGGAGTTTTGCCAGAGCCAGGGCCACCATAGACAAGCGATTTAACACCGAAACGTTGGACTAAGGTATTGACAGGTTTTAAATCCGAAAATTGCATTAGTCATCGTCTCCAGGCTTCAAAAATTTGAGTTGGGGGGCACCGGGTTTGATTGTTAGAATTTCGTCAACAATTTCTTTAACTTCGTATGGTAATTGTTTGTAATGAGTTTCAGAAAGTGAAGGTTTCCACTTGAATAAATCTTTTGCAATGTGAGCACAACCAATTTCAACGATTTTGTCAATTACTTCCACAACTTTTTCAACTTCTTCTAGTTTGTAGTTTACAGTATTTGTTGCACGAAGCTTGTAACCTTTGCCAAGTTGCAAAGTTTTGGTGAAACCTTCCAAGCGAAATTCTCTTAGAACAGCGGGAACAATTTTTATTCTTAGCTCCATTTCCTTTTCTTTGGCAATTTCTAAATTATGACTTGCCTGCAACCATTCAATAATTAGATTATCAAATTCTTGGTTCATGCCCAGCCTGCCTTGTGAGGTGTGGCCGATTTCGGCGTGTGTTCAATCTACCCTTGACAGGGGGCCAAGTCAAGGGTAGATTTTCTTTTGGATCGAAAAATTTTCCTGAGTTGCCCAACGTATCATCTATTAATGAGGCTGGAATGATTACCACCGTTCTAAGGGATTCGACTATCAAACTATTAAAAAATCGCCCTGTATGGATGACATTAGACCTTATTTCAATGGAAACCACAATTCCAGTAGGTTGGTTAAAAAGTCTGTCACAAGACAAAATTGAAAACCCTTCAGTCAATCGAATTGAGACTCTGAAAAATTACCTTGAAAACAAGGTGAAATAATGTTTGAAGGCATACCGGACGAAATTAAGCGGTATAATCAGTGGATTGTCTGGCGATATGAGGAAATGTTAGGTGGTAAGCCTACAAAAGTTCCTTATCAGCCTAATTCATTTGGCCTAGCTTCTGTGACTGAGCCTAGCACTTGGTCTAGTTTTGAACACGCTTGCCAAGCTTTTTCTAACGGTGGTTTTAACGGAATTGGATTTGTTCTAACTGAAAATGATCCTTTCACATTCATTGATTTAGATAATCCATTTGAACTTGACAATCATGGCAACCCAAAATATGAAACACCGCAAGAAATTTTAGATAGGCAAGTCCGCATACATGAAGCATTTTCTAGTTATTCAGAAAAATCACCAAGCGGTTACGGATTACATATTATTGTTAAAGGTTCCGTGCCTACAGGCAGGCGTAAGCAAGCGGTAGAAGTCTACTCGACAGCGCGTTATATGACAATGACAGGGCAAGTATTTAATAATGCACCGATTGAGCCAAGGCAAGAATTAATTTCGTTGCTTTGGTCAGAAATGAAAAGCAAAAGTGATTCAGTTACGATTTACGATGGTGATGAACAAGAACGAAATTCCGATTTTGAAATTTTGCAGAAAGCCGCCGATGCACAAAACGGCGAAAAATTTAAAGCACTTTATGATGGGCGATGGACTGAATATTACACTTCACAATCCGAAGCGGATTTTGCAATTATTAATATTATTGCTTTTTATACACAGAACAAAACGCAAATCAAGCGTATTTTTCGCGCTTCTGCATTAGGTAAACGCAAAAAAGCCAACCGTGAAGATTACGTTGCATACATGATTAATAAATCATTTGACCGCATGACACCTTTGGTTGACTTGGTTGCAATCAAAGAAAAAATGACAGAGATTCTTGAAAAAAAAGAATGGAAAGAACCAGAAGTAAAGAAAATTCCAATCAATCGCATTAACCCCTACACGTTTCCACCTGGATTGATTGGAGAAATTGCACAGTTCATTTACGATCAATCAATCTACCCTGTTAAAGAAATTTCTTTAGTCGCTGCGCTTGCTTTCATGTCTGGAATTTGTGGGAAGTCATACAACGTTTCAGGCACCGGCTTAAATAATTACTTCGTGCTGTTAGCTAAGACTGGACGCGGTAAAGAAGCGATGGCAAAAGGTATTGATAAAATCGTTTCGGAAGTTAAAAAAACAACGCCTAATGTTGTGGATTTTATCGGGCCTGCTGAGTTTGCCAGTCCACAAGGTTTGGTTAAACATTTGCAAGCTTCGCCTTCTTTTATGTCTGTGCTAACAGAATTTGCAATGATGCTTAAACAGTTGACAGCTTTCAATGCAAACGCAAACACAACAGGCTTGAGACGAATGTTTTTGAATCTGTATAATAAATCCGGCGATGGACAAACTCTAGGCGGTATCGTTTATTCGGATCGTGACAAAAACGTTCAAACATTAACCGCGCCTGCATTTTCAATTCTTGGTGAATGCACACCGGAAAAGTATTACCGCTTGCTAGATGAAGATTTAATTTCTGAAGGCTTGCTTCCTCGTTTCACAACAATTGAATATCTTGGTGAAAGATGCAGTTCAAACAAAAACCATTATTTAGTGCATCCAAGCCGGGAATTGATTCAAAGCGTTTCAACTGTTGTTTCAAATTCTTTCATGTTGATAAATAATAAAAGCGTGATTCATGTAAAATTTGATGATGAAGCCGCAAAGATTTTTAGCGATTACAACGAAAATAAATGCAATGGTGAAATCAACAAGTCAGATACTCAAGGTGTTTCGGCGGAACTTTGGACACGCTCTCATGTCAAGGCTATGAAGTTGGCCGCACTTGTCGCAATCGGTATCAATCCGTTTCATCCAGTCATCACGAAAGATGCGGCATTGTGGGCAATCAATATTATCAATTTCGATAATGAAAACATCATTTCCAAGTTTGAAAATGGTGAAGTTAGTTCAAACAATATCGACTTCAATCAAATCAAAGAAGCTACAAGAATTGTTGAAGAATTTAGAATTGCTGAATATGACCAAATCAAAAAATATAAAAGTGTTGCGCAAGAAATGTTTAATCTTAAAATTGTTACTTATAAATATCTTAACCAGCGTTTAGCACCGCTTTCTTGTTTTAGAAATGACAAAATTGGAGCTACAAACGCATTGAAGAAAGTTATCAAGTCTTTAATTGATTCAGGCGAAATGCAGGAAATTCCAATTGGCCAAATTGAGCGTGAATTTAATACGAGGCAGTTATGCTTTTCGACGATCAAAAACAAATTCAAATGAAGCCATACATTGAAGGTTTTAAGAAACTTAAATATAACCTAAAACCTTCAAATATTAATAAAACTTTAGAAGAAGTGTTTGTAAATTTGACCTTTTGCCATAATTGTGGAACTTGGAATTATACTTGCTCTAGAATAAGCGAAGAAAACGCAGAAGGTGACGCTTATATGTTTTGTAAAAAATGCGGTCACGTTCACGAAGTAGAAAATCAAATGATTTGGCATTAAATTTGCATGACTTGAAAATTTGTTTGTGCGGTTCATAATTCTATCTTCGCAAGGAACGGTAGCACACGCGGAAGTGCTAGCCGAGGCTGGGAGCCGGGAAGCTTGAGAGACTTCCCGGCTTTTCTTTGCCTTGACGCAGCCTAGCAAGATACCCAAGCTGTCACTAAGGCAGTTTGTCGGGGCTCGGACTGCCTTGGGCCGGTGGAACGTTGTTCCCGGCCCTTTTTCTTGATTGATGAATTGCTTTGACTTGCGATTTCTGAAAAATATTTTTGAATTGCTATTGACTCCGGCTAACTATGGGCTATAATGGTTGGTATGGAGGTAACACAATGAACGAATTAGAACAAACAGAAATAGATGTTATAAAAGAACTAAATTGGAATATAAATAAAATGAAAAATTCTGATTGGAAAGGTGTAAGAATGATTGCAAAATATAAACTTTTACTTAAAAATTTAGTAAACGATTGTATGGTAAATGATTTTAATGATTCTTGGGAAAGTTTTAAAGAAGCTGAAAAAGCAACTAAAGGAAAATAACATGCAACATTCCAAATTAAATAACATTCTAATAGCCTGCGCAGTAAGCGCGGCTGAAATTGAATCCCTAAAGCCTTGCACTTCAATCTTGAAGGAACATATGATTGATGAAGCAAAGGAAAATATTGATTTCTTTTCTGAATATGTTTTTAAACCCGTGGCATTATCGAATGCCACTTGTGAAGGAAAATAATATGCATACGGAAATTGAATATCAAGGTAAGGTTTGGAAAACAAAGCAAACATTCAATAAAACAATTCAAGAATGCGCAAATGTTTTTTATGAAAATTTGAATCAAATTGATAAGTTTCAATTTGAACTAGAAGATGGTTCTATTTGCGTTTTTGGTAAAAACATCATTCAAAATTGTATTATGCGTTTTGTCGAATCAGAACCTAAATTTAAATACTGGGAATTACTTGTAAAAGAACCTATCCAAAACAAATTGGATGCAATTAGAGAACTGCGAATTATTACAAACAGTAGTCTAAAAGAAGCAAAAGATGTTATTGATTTTGCTTCAAGCGGAAGAATAGTAAAAATTGAATCGGCTATTAAAATGACAGAAGCTGAAATTAACAATACACCGTTAAGAAGTTATTTTAAAATCAAATATTGCATTACCGAATCTTAATAATCCTTCATCAATCCCAAAAGCCGCCTAACCAGCGGCTTTTTATTATTCCTGTGCGACACGCAGCGTTTGCTAGCTTTCTGGCGTGGCGTGCCCACAAACTGGGCTGTTAAAGCCGCTGTGCTTTGCAGCACCGAACGCAGCGTTTGTAGGCGTCTTCATGGCCGCTTATCAATTCCTTATCAAACTGTTTTCGAGGCTCAATCGGCAACCCTTTGTCTTCCGTTAGACGATTCATTAGCATAAAAAAGTTATAATAAAATTATACTTGCTATGCTTTTATACGGTCTTTTTTGATTATGATAGTAAAAATGATATAGGACTTTATCAAAATTGGCAGAAACAAAAATAACGGAGTATAACAGTTGTCTAACGGCTAAGTGTTAAAATAATTGGACTTAAAAAGTATAATAGAACAAAGGTAAGAAAGTGTAAGATAATGATATGATAAAACCATTATCATTATCATAAAAATTGATATGATAAAGTGATAAATTATCATATCAAAAAGTAGCTTCTTTCCGTTAGACTGTTATACTTGTTATACTCCATATTTATCAGTCTTTTATATATTATATATTTATTATATATATTATATTTATATTATATAGTTTAATTAATTATGATAAACAAGTATAAAGTATGTTAAGCAAGTATAAATTAATATAAAAAAGGTTGACAATTGATAAAACAATCGTATAATTGAGGCTGTCACTTATGACACGGAGCGCAGAACATGATAACCAGTATAATCGGCCAAAATCGAGGCAATTTGTGGGCAATTGGAGTTAATGCAATACGAAATGATCCAAAGTATATTATTGTTTGTTGTTCTTGCGGTAAATACAACGAAATTGAAGTAAGAGCATTTTTAAACGATAGTTATATTTGCGAATGTAATAAAGAAGTAACAAAACAGTTAAATAAACGTTACGGAACTTGGAATGTTTTAGAACGTTTGGAAAACAGAAAAAATATCGCTTATTATCGCTGTGCTTGTGATTGTGGAAATATAAAAGACATTGCGGTTACTAATTTAATTCAGCGTAATGGCGGAACCTGTAAAGAATGCAGAAGTGGAAGTGAAAATAAAAATTCAAAAGTATCAAAACGAAAGCAAACAGAAGAAGTTAACTTTCAGCCTTTGCTTATGCAATTCAAAGCCAAAGCTGCGGAGCGTTTCTTGATCGCCAGCGGCTATGGTGCCGAGGTTGCCACTGTGCTAGCTCCAAAGCCCCAGGAAGCCGCCTTGGCACCTTCCAGCGATGCCGAGGCCCCGCTATCGGCGGCTGCGCAAAGCCTGAAAGGCATCTTCGGCGATTGATGCAAGCTAGTTTGTGGGCATTATTTGAAAGGTTTATTTATGAGATATTTGGACAAACCGTATAAAACTAAACACAACATAGCGGTTAATCGCGTTTGTTATTCTGATTTAAATACTTATCTTAGATTCATATGTTTTAATATTAAAGATAAAAACGATTATTGTTATAAATTAAGCCTTTGGATTTTTGAAAAAGAAGCTTTAAGGCATATTAATTGCAACTGAATTTAACGTAACTTTCGATAATGGTCATTATGTAACCTTGAAAGGGTAATTTATGCTTATTAAAAAGATTTGGCAATGGATTAAATGGGGAACTCTAACAGAACATATTACAGCTTATGCGGGTTCTAATATTCCCGCTGAAATTGAATATCATGATAGATTTGGTCGAACGGTTGGATTTTATGCTTATGGAGATTGGCATCCTAATTTGCCATATAAGGGAGATTGAAAAATATTTGAATTTGCACTTGACAGAGTTAGCCGGTTAATGTATCCTTGTTGCGTGGAGGTAAGACATGGGTTACAAAGCATCGTATTGCAAACGCTGTGGAATTATTATATTTGTATTTGGCAATGATTTAAATAGCAAGGAATATTGTAATTGTTGCTATGATATTTTAAATCCTGGACTGCAAATTGACGATGAAGAATAATTTATTTTTCTCTTGACAACTCCGGCTAACATTCTATACTGTTGATATTGAATATCGGAGGTGCAACATGAAGTAAGTATAATAAGACGCGATAAAAATTGCATAATATATTTAGAAAGGAAAACATGAAAACATCAGACAACATTGTAAATTTTTTGTTTTTTGTTGCTTTAAGTCCGTATATTGTTGCTGGTTTTACAATCGGTCTTATTTATGAAGCCTTTAGGCTTGGTTTTGAAAAAGGAAAGGGCGCAATCGAATGAACATAGCACGTATAACATTCAATTCAATCTTAAACGATTATTACCGCTGCATTGTATACAACTATGCAGCACTTGGCGATTTCACTATGGAAGAAATTGAATACTTCATTAATGAGGCTGAATGATGCGATACACTGATCTAACAAACGAAGAATTACAAGCGTTTGTTGATATGGCAAAGATGCTTACCGATGGCAAAATTACTGCATCTAGATTTATTGCTTTTTTCACACAATTGGAAAAGACTGTGGACGCTCGAAAGGTGTTAGCGTGACTATCGACGGATTATTGAAAACGCTGGGCAATTATCATGTTTTGCTTTGCATTTGGTGGTATTTCGCTAATCATTTGGCATATTTACAAGGAACATAAATACTATGAGTAAAATTATGGATAGACTTAATAAGCCATTCAATAATGTAGAAAACTGCGTAATTGTTATTTGTGTTGTCTGTGCTATCATTCTTCTGTATTGTGAGTTGTTTGATATCAGGAGTTGAATTGAAAAATGCCAGGAAACAAAGGAATGAAGAAAGGCGAATGAAAGAAGCTTTGTATCCTTGCTTTCACAAGATTAAATACAAAGGTGTTAAAGTAGCACTTGAAAACATGAAAAAGGAAAGCATCAAACGAAACAAAACGCTCTGGATTTATAAATGTGAGTTTTGCCATTATTGGCATTTGACTAGTTCTCCGCCGAGGTTCTAAAATGGATGAAATTTACATTGCTCAAGAAAATAGCAAATTTAATGAATATGTAGTTATTTATTTTGAAGATGTTAAATGCAGAGGTTTGGTTAATATTTATTCTCCGTTATTTAAAGAAATTGTTCAACGTTGCACAGATGATTTTGAATTGCAAATGATGAATATAAAGGTGACATGATGACTACAAAAGATTTATGTATTGTTTGTAAGCAAAAAAAAAGAAAGCGGTCATATTATGAAATCTGGTTTTTATATTTGTAAAGAATGTGAGCAAAATGTTGAATGTGCAAAAGTTGATTCTCAAAATTGCTTAATTGATTATGAATAAAAGGAATTATTAATGATTCGCAATAGTAGTCAAATAAACAAAACTTCATATTTGCCGAACGGTGTTTCGAGATTTATTGAAATTGACAAGCGATGGCCGGGAGCAACGCCAATTGTTTGTTTTGGCGTATTAGTTTCCATTAAAGGAAAATTTACAATAAAGAAATTTCGTGTTTCTAAAAATGTAAGTGAGTCGCAAACTCGAAAAGCTGCAATAGCATTTAGAAATTATTATGAAGATTGTATTGAAAGTGGCACAAAATTTGATTTTAATAAATTTGATAATTGGAAGTTGACAAGTTAGCCTGAGTGCTTAGAATTAAGGTATGGCAGTAATAAGGGTTTGAAACTTTCA